TGTAACCTTCGAATACGTGCGCAACCGTGTTGGATGCTAACGTAAACGCGGTTAAAAGATTAGGCGTTGAAGTTGACTCAGTGACAGTTACAACATCTTGGTAATTGAATAGGTAAAGCCGTGGTTCTGTTCCTGACTTTAGAGGGTCAGTACATGACGGGCTTGATCCTATTGTTATTGTTCCGCAGCTCATTAAGCGTAGATTTCGCGTGAAGCAACTCTCAAATTAGTTCCGTCAAAGATGCAGCGAACTACCGCGCCTTTGTCTGCTGGTATTGTAACGGTTCCAGAGGACTTGAATCCAGTTCCGAATGTTACGATGCGTTGCGTACCGTCAACTTCAAACCAGAATACAACTTCATCCCACTGGGTTAATCGTGATACGGTTGTCCCTGCGTTGATGGTCATTGCACCGGTTAGCTGTGCATAGCAGAAATGTTGCAGTGCTGCGCCTGTGGCGAACAAAGGAATTGATGTTGCTGCGTAAATCTGACTTACTGATTTGCGGCCTTTATCAGTGAACGAATTACTATCCGCTACCTGATTGCCTACTGTTGGTGTTATAGCTGTTGCCATTTTATTTATTTTAAATTAAGAACCGATGTAGTAAACTGATTCGCTGTCGATGCTAAAGTTTGCATCCATCTTGAATAATGCTTTCAAGAAATACAACTCACCTTCAGGGCGCAACTTTGCGATTACAAGATTCTCTACATCGCGAACCTTATCGGTAGCTAAGTAAAGGTTTGAATCCTGACCTGTTGAAGCCTTGCAAACGAGGATTACGTTATTAGGGAAACCAGAGTAGTGTCTGATTTCACGACCCGCAAACTGGCCCTCGTTACCTGCTGAGTACTCAAGTCCTTTGAACGACAAAGCTCTCAAGGCATCCTGATAGAAGCGGTAAGATTGTGTACTCATGTGGAAGATCATATCAGGATCTTCAAACAAAGCATCCGGTACCGCGTTGTTACAGTTGGTAAGAGCTTGGATGATTGTAGATGCGCTCAGAACACCTGCATTAGTTGCGTCAATGTTTGTGCCTGAAGCAGCCGCACGGGTGATGTATCCGTTAAAGAATCTCAACGGGCTGCTTGATGCCAGTGTGGTATCTCCCTGCCAGATCAAACGGCCTAACTGGTTTTGTACTTGCTTCAACACCACATCAGCGAACACGCGCTGAATCATTGGATCAAGAACCTTATCAGGCAATGCGCCTTTAGGCTGGAACTCTCTCCATGCGCTTTCAAAAATGCGTGGGTTGATGTCTGGAATGTAAACCATCATATCGAGCGGCTCAAGCGTTGCCTCACTCCATGTTACCGTTGCGGTTTTGGTTGTGGGCATTGCTTCGCGGTTCCCGATAGGGTTTGCGCTTGCCGTCATCTTAGCGATACTGATTTTTTCAGATACGTTTTCGATGGCGTAAATAGAACCTTTTTCAACGGCCTGTAATCCAGTTACCGCTTCTGTGATGATGTAATCTAATACGTCACCATTGTAATTACTTGAAAATGCTGGACTTGCCATTTTTAATTTTTGTTAAGTTGTTTTTTTCTTTCTTCTGCTTTCTCTGCCATCTTTTGGGCGATGGACTTGTATTCAATTTTAGCCGATGTCATTACCGCTTTCTGTGGCTGAACACCAAGCTTAACTGATTTCTTCAGGGCCATGATTTCATTCTTAGCCTCTTCTTTCACGCTTGCAATTTCTGCGCTGTGAGTAGTAGCCTGAGCGGATAACGCTTCTGCGATCATCTGCTTTACCTTGTCGGCTGTGAGAACCTCTTCCTCTTCCTCTTTCAATGGATCGCCTTCTGCTTTCTGCACAGCAATCTTTCCACCGGTTACGGTTACATTGCTGCCATCTTCCAAAGCGTAGGTGCCATCAGCTAAAGGTTCCATAGTAGGCTGACCGGCTTCATCCAATAGGAATGCGCTTGCGCCATCCACTACCGCCTCACCCTCAACCCAAAATTTACCGGCACCGTCTGCAAGGTTTACCACCATGCTTTTGGGTGCGGCTGCTGCTCCGGGAATCTCAGCCTTAGTAGGCTGGACGCCTTTCTTTGAAGCCTTAGAAAAAAGGGCTTCGATTTTTTCAAGAATTGTTTTTTCGTTCATGTTTTTGATTACGTTAAATACAGGTGTAGAAACTTTTCCGGTTGCGAATCCGAACTTCACGCATTGATCGGCTGTCATGCCGGTTTCAATCTTCATCAGGGAATCCAGTACCTCGTCTGTAAGACTTGTAAATGAAGCGTAGAATCCTCTTAACTCTGTTTCGGTTTGTGCTACTTCGGTGGCTGCCTTTTGCAATTCATCCGCGTCACCGCTTACGCCCTCTTGGAAAGGGTTGTGAATCCAGAACTGATACCGGTCATCGGCCAGACGTTCGTCACCGGCTAAAAATATCTTTGTAGCAATTGAACCGACTAAGCCGGTTTGCTTTGTTGTAACCTTTGCTTTTTTCTTAAGGGTGTTTAGGTAATCAAAAATCTGATTGCCTACATCTACGAATCCGCCCGGTGAGTTAATTGATACTTCAAACTCTTTCGCATCTGGGTAACTTGCGGCCTGATCTACTACTGAAAGTAAATCCGTACCCATATGGGCAACGCCTTGCTCGTCTACATAAGACGCTCCAATATGTCCAACGATGTTTATTTTCCCGATCACGTAACAAAGTTGTATAATCGGGTAAACGAATGTACTAAAGCAATTTGCTTAGTTGTTTTAGGTTGCTCATGAAAGGGAACGGAGATCAGGCGGTTATTAACTTAACCGCCTTTCTTATTGTTACCTCTGAAATACCGCATTCATCCGAAGCGAATTGATACGCTTTGTTGTTTGAATGGCCTTTAGCTTTGTATGCCTGATAAACCTGATAGTATCGGTAGTAAGTGTAAATGTTGACAGAAATAATACCCCTGTCAAATAATTGTTTCATCGTGCCATTTTGAAACAGTTCTAATATCATAGCACCTGAGCGCGACTTTCAACCATTGAAACCCTTTGCTGCCCTTCGTTAATATCTTCAACCGTAACCACCACCGGCCTATCTGCCAATTGCCTGATAAGTGAGTTCATGTTAAAATTGCTTTCTGATCTTACGGCTGTGCCAGCTATAACAGAACCACCACCGGCCATCTTAATAAGTCCGTTTGAAACTTTCGTTTGTCCGCGTCCTGAAATAGGCTCTACCGTTACTTTCTCCACGCCTCCGGGGTTATCGCCCACGACTAAAAGCTGTGGCCCTTTGGTCATAAACTGACCTCCGCCCGCAGCGAATGAAACACCCTGAATTGTAGCGATATTCTTTAACCCTGTGGCTATTGCAATGGCCGCAAAGATTGGCCCTAAGATTGGCCCCGCACCAGCAGGGGGTGGCGCAAGGGCTGTGGTTGCTGCTGCGTATGTATCAATTACCGCCTGCCCTGTTCTTAATAGTTTATACGCCTGGGATTCTTGTTTAAACAGTGTTGCTATCTGCCCCGCTGCCTGACCATAGCCCGCTACCCTTTGCGCTTCGGTTTTCTTTTCTTCGTTAAGTCTCCACTTCGCAAGGGCTATTCTTTTTTGTGTTTGGGCATCATATTGTTCGGTAACCTCTTCTTCTAATTCGTTTTGAAACACAATTGAGTCGGCCATTCTTTGGGCCTCTTCTTCACGCCTCAGCGCACGGTTTATTTCGGCTTCATCTATTTGCAACCTCATTTCTAATTCCATAGAAATAAGTTCAAGGCTTTTGGTTAGGGCTTCATTGCGAAGGGTTATAGCCTCGGCTTCTTTTTGAGCCAGTGCCGCTGACTTCTCGTATGCTGCCTGTTTTTTCTCATCAATAGCCGCCAGCATATTAGCGGCTTTCTCTTGAAAGGCAAGCGTTTCCGTTTCTGCGTTTATCCTTGCGGCTGAAAGTTTTGCTACCTCCTGACGTTGTTCGTTGCTTAGTTCAAGTTCATCTTCGCGTAACTTCTTGCCGGTTAAAAGTCTTTGAACGAACTGATCGAATGTTTCGCTTTCAGCTTGCCTTAAGCCGCGATCTAAAGCAATCTGTTTAATCTTTATTACCTCTTCCTTACGGGCTAACTCTACCCGCTGGGCCGTAAGTTCTTTCTCTATTTTAAGGGCCTCTTCAATCTTTTTCTTTTGTTCATCGAATGAAAGATTCCGATTTTTAGAAGCAATAATTAACGCCTTCATTTGGGCCTCTGCTGATGCTGAACTAACTACGAAAAGATTCTGAGCGTCTTCTAACTCCCTGAGATTATCAAGATAAAGCTGGGCGGCCTTCGCTGCTGCCACAAATTCACCGGTCAATCCCTTCACGGCTTCGATTGCTCCTTTTACGTCAAAGGTTGCTAACTTAACAAGTATATCCCCGACTGCTTTTATATTGGATAGGAACACATCTATTACAGCGGATGCTTGTGTAACGATGTTTTCAAAGAAATCTAAAACAGGCTCGAACTTCTTGAATGCAGCTACCACCACTCCAATAACAACGGCAAGGGCCGCAAGTATCGCCCCGATGGGGGTAGCGATAAACGCCTTGCTCGCTTGTGTGGCTCCCTGTACCCCTTGAATCATGCCCCCAAGTCCGGGGATTACTCGATCAAGTGCTGAACCGTAGTTACCGATGTTTATCTTTTGTTTCTCAAGGGCCGAAACATTTTCCTTTATCAGTTGGTTATTCTTATCAAGTTGCTGGTTAATTTCCTGAACGCGCTTTTTGCCTGACTCGGTTTCCAAGTCAAGTTTCTTGCGCTCTTCGCGAAGATCCTTATTAGCTTTCGCCAAACCTTCTAAAGTTGTTTTGGCCTCAGCCGCTCCGGGTGTTTCAACGCTAAAAATTATCTCCTCTTCCATGCTACACTTTTAAAAGTTCAACCTTTGTTAACTTACCACTTACAAATTTATCAATTGATTCAATGATGTAATACGCCTGACCATCCCAAATGGGAACGTGCTGATCGTAACTATGAATATCTAAAGAATCAAGGTTAAAATATTTTGTTATCGTTTTTGTTCTTTGTATGGACTCCCGAAACGAATGGTAAAACTGATCTATAAAATACTGAAAACCTGTATCTTTTGTTTGTGTCTGATCTATAAAATGACCTAACAAATAGTCCGTGCGTGGGGTAACGTAGAAAGTAATGGCCGACTCATCAACCCTGTCCCTCGTGGTTAGTAGCTTTAATTTTGAAGGGTTAACAATATCTCCTATGTCGGCAGACGTTGAATCGTAAACCGGAATAGTGGCCACATTATAACCTGATGTTACTTCAGTTGTAGTGTTTTCAAAAATAGATGTATAAATAGTTTTAACTTCCGGCAAAGTATTGTTATCCACATCTATTTCTCCCATTCCTAAATCATGGCTGTTAACATCTTCGGAATCTCTGTAGATCATTTTATTCGACTGCGCGTAAGTGGTTCCAAAGTCTATCGAATCAGTACCTACCACTTTTGAAGACCAGTCCAATGCGTTTGCCCTGTCGTTTATTATTTCTTCAATTGTTTTAAAATAGATTACTCCGTCCTTCTCTTTTGTGACAACTCCAAACCTTACTAAAAAATCTTTTACCAAATCCTTACAAGATATGTTTGGCCAGAGATTATTCCAATTTACGTCTGATCGCGATACGTCATTTGTAACCGTTACTTTCAAGTAGCTTCCGGTGTTTATAGTTACCGCTGTGGCCACCACAGCATCCGATGAAATAGTAGCTGATATTTCGGTAGTATCAACAAAATTGCCTGAATAAGTAACGATAACCACCCCTGATGCTGATGGCGATGTTATTGTGTTGGTCGCAAGGTCTCCGCTTGTGTCTTTTATCTTAACCGTTATTGTTGTTCCGTCACCCCATGTGATACTTGATAAGTCAAAAACGGCCTCTATTGATGCTGTTCTAAACCCGTTGAAAATGTAAATGTCATCGACTAAGTCAAAATTATCGCCTCCGTATTCCGCAATGCCTAAGTTTATTTTTACGTCACCATCACCCGTATTCAAATCGGGTATTGAGTAATTAGACGCTACGTTAGCCTTTCCTGAGAGAGAGTTTACTGACTGATCGGGGTATCTGAATTCACCCGAAAACGGAACCACAAGATCTGTGAATCTTGCATCCGAAAGTATAGACCCTGATATTTCAAGTCCTGTGAATTCAAAAATTGATCTTATTAAAGTATGATAGTAGAAACAAGGCAAGAAGAAATTTTGCTGATAAATACCGCCTGACTTTCCCCAATTAAGCACAACTGAAACTATCCCGCTTGTGGCAAGCCTTAGAACATCAATATTATCCGGCTGCCAAGATGTTGAAGGTATTGGGTTAACATCTGCAATAGTTAGTCCTTCAATGTCTTTAAAAAAAGTATAGTCTTTTTCGTAGATAGTTATTCTTATCCCGTTGCCTATCGACTCATCAACAATAAGGATAGCCTCCGGTATTATTGTTACGCCATCAACATCATATCGGGCATTTTGAACCATGTATGGCTTTGAAGAAGTACTCTCCTGAGTGGACGGGTAGCCCAAAAGAACTTCATTATTATTTGTTCTCGGTACGGTGAACGAGTTGGAGTAACTAATATACCGCTTTGAAATATCTCCTATTGAAAGTCGCTTTATCGTAGTTGCTATTACGTTGTTCTCGTAAAGATCAAGCATTGAAGCCCCTATGTAGATAGCATCCTTCATAAAACCTCTGGGTACTCAACCTCTAAAGTGAAAGAGTGCGTTACCTGCTTTGTCCGCGTCTGGTTCTGGTTAGGGATAACAATTACTCCTAACTTCGTTCCATCACTATTTACGGCATATACCTGCTGGCCAATAACGCTTTTTGTTTTGATTGTTGAACTGGTTACCTCTGTTATGTTATTGCGGTAAACTTCACCTAACGAAACAAAATCCTCGATTGCTTCCCATTCGTTGATCGAAAGATTAAGGGCCGTTAGGACAAGCCTTTTAGCCTTGCGTCCGTTCTCATAACTAAAGGTATAGTCTTGTGTTACATCGAATAGCCAGAATATCAAACCTCCTAAAGAGTTCCTACCCATTAACATGATAGGGTTTGCACAAGCGTCCCGAAGCCTTATAGTAATTGTTTTCGATGCGTCTGCCGTCTCTGTATCATTGTAAGCCTTAAGGGTGAATTCTTTGTCTGTTTCGTTATCGAAGTCACTACCCGTAAGAACTACCGAAGTAATCTGTTTGGGGTCTAAATCCGTTCCGATGTTTTGAGCGGCTTCACTGTCTGACTCCGCCTCAATTACAATCGTATCTGCAATGTTATCGGTCAAAACATCAATAGCAAAAGGCCACCCGCGCCACATTACAGGGCTGGTTAATTTAGTTAGCCACTTTGAAGTAGTAGAACTATCTGTAACAACGTAATCCGCAAGGCTGTTAGCTGATGCCGGTAATTGAATGCCTCCGTATAAAGCAAGTCTTGTATTGCCACTGTCATTCACCTGTGATTCACTTGAAGCCGTCCAGATTTCCTGATACTTGATATAGTATTCGATGTAGTTCGTGTCTTCCAAAAGTCCTTCCGTATTAATGGCGTGAGTTACTTCAAGGTTAATAGCGGCTTTTAGAAAGGCCCCAATGTTCACTACAAGATTCCCTGATGGGTCGGTATAATACACTGCGTCCGCAATCTTAGCGGCTGTTCCGGCATTCCAAACCTCAACCACAAACCTATAACCGGCTTGCGCGTAGTTGGTTGAGGTCAACTTATAAAGGATAGGCATGTTAGTGCCTGTCCATGTTGCCGGTCTTGCTGTGACTGTAGGCTGCGCCATTCGTGTATTCGGTTAAGCAAATATAATCAGTTCTGAAATATTTTAAACATATCGTTTTTGACTTCAACTTTAAACTCTTCCAAAAGTTCCTTAATCCTTTCCTCTACATTCAGGGCTGGTACTTTCTTTTGGAATATGTTGGTTCCTTGTCGGGCGATCTTTCGCGCGATAAGGAAGGCCAGCGATCTTTCGGGTATGTCTGCCTGAATCCGTTTAGCCCTTATCCAGTTTAGGATTTCGTCAATTGGCGGGAACTTGCCCGGCTTACGCCCGTGCTTTAACTGATAGATGTGCTTGGCCCCAAATAAGGTGCCACCCGTGTCTTTTACTTCCTTTCTTAAAGAATCTGAGGCTTTCCCGGTTGTGTTAAACCGTGTAAGGTCTTTTTTGTAAGCCTCCTCTACACCGTCTAACAGTTTGGAAATAGCATCGCGGATCATTCACAAGTTGTTAAGTCCTCGGAAAACTTCACCGTAAAAACTCCCCAGTTACCGTATAAGTGCGCATCGGCTATGCCCTGATGTACGGATTGATTTGTAAGCGTTGCAATCCCTTCTTCTTCGATCATGTCCGCATCATCAATCAGGTTAACGAATTGACGGGTTAGCGATCGCATGGGCGCTACCACAAGGCTTTCTATTTCTGTGGTCGGTTTGTCGATGGGGTGCGGCACTCGGTCGAGAAAGTAAACGTTTATTTCTGCTTGGCTTTTAATCCGTCCGTTCGCCCTGTCGTAGTCCTGAATATTGAAAGGTAGCACTAAGCACACGGGAAAATCGCCCGATGCCAGTTTGTCGAAGATGTTGTAATTCGCTTCTTCAAGGTCGGCAAACTCGTACCTGCATTTTAAGCAAGCCGCGCTATTTTGTAGTAGTTCGTGAATAGTCATTTCGCATGCATTAATCTTTCAAGTTCAAAATATCGGTCTTGGTACTCGCCCTCCTCTTTCCATTTGATGATAAAGGTAGTTAAAGTTCCGAACTTTGTATTACTAAAAACACAGTCGGGGTCTAATCCAAACTTAACCGCGTACTGTTCGATAAGGTCTAAGAGTCCATAGCCCTCAAGGCGCTCTGCCTTTGCTGCTCGCGCCAAAGTCTTACGCTTTTCGACCAGTCCTGATACAACCTGCTCAATATGTTCCTTCCTTTTCTCTGTAAAATCTGACCAGATTTTATGAGCGGCCTCAACAAAAAAAAACCAAGCGGGTAGACTTCCGTTACCGGCATGGCTTCGATTTCCTTTTCGATTTCAAAAGCGCGTTCAGAATTAAATTCACTGTTGTCGATTTCAGGTTGAAGGTAAACAGCGCAAGCCAGACTAATAAGTTCATCATAACATTTCGCTGTGGTAAGCCTTTGGTAAATGTGAATGTTTTGGCCTATCGAAAGGCTGGCTAAATCTTTAGGAACGGGTATCTCACGACCGTTGTACTTGAATACCTTCGGGCAGTCCTGCTCTTTAAAAGCTGGTTTTTGCTCGTAGATGAAATGTGTTGCGGCTATCAATCCAGACTCTAATTCCCTGTCTTTTGAATTGTAAAGGGCTTTATAGCTGTGGCCAGATAGGATTGAGAACAGGCGTATTAAATCGCTACCATCCCATTCACTTGCCAATTTCTGGTACATGGCTGCCGGCATGGCGTCCCACCCATCGGGTACGGATATTTCGCTTATGCCTTTAGATGTGGTTACTGCCCACTTCATAACAAGTCCCAACCAAATTTAAGAAGGTACCACGCAAGTTTACCGGCTATGCCTAAAATGGGAAGGCCGATAATGTTCAGGACTAAAACGACTGCCCACTTAGCGATTTGCTGGCGGGTTGTTAGTTTGGGTGTTCGGGTGTAGTTCATACTATTCTCATTCCGGTTGGTTTGGCTTCAAAAAACATTCTCATTATGTAGGTATCTCCATCATCGGGCGATCTACCCAAAACTTCTTTTACCTTGTCCTTACTGATAATACCGCGCTTGCCATCGCTATCTGGCTCCTTTTCTTTGATCTGTTCTAAATCTTCGATAAGCCGCTCCCCTAATTCGGGGTCATCTTCTGCCTCGTAAATCTCCTTATTTTTTACCTTTTCTGCAAGTAGATAGGCACACTGGCTTTTTAAGTTCTCATATTTTTCGCCCGGCTTTGTAAATGTGGGCCTTGAGTTAGCGACAAATCCCTTAACGCCCGGGTAATTATCAATCACACCTCCACCTATTCCATCTTCGTCAATAATCGTATTTGATGGCGGCACCTGATACTCAACCGCTAACCTTTTACACTCATTGGCCACCTCTAAGGTTGACTTCTTTTCAAGCCGCACCGTTTTAATTACTACAAACCCGTCCCAAATTCTAATTATTGTTTTGTCGTTTCCGAATCTGGCAACGTCAACCGTCATGTATTTTTTGTCTGACTTCTGAACGTGAGAATTGCTGAATATTGAAACTATGGAGTCATAATCCATTAGTGCAGACGGGTCGTCCTCGTACTCCCAATTACCTAATAAAAGGCGGCTTCTTTCCTTTGATGAAAGTGTCCGGTTAAGATTCTCAATATACCCTGAGGGAAGTTTCTTATTATCCTGCGGAAGGGCCTGAATGAATTTCTTCCAATAGTCTAATTTGCCAGCCTTAAAAGGCTTATAGTAGTTTATGTAAAGGTAGTTTTTTGAAGGGTTACACGTTTGAAGTAGTTTGGGTCTTAGTTTAAACACATCATTTTTCCACCTGCCTATTGATGCCTCAAGGTTTGACTTTGCCGCTGGAGCAAACTCTCCGGCCTCCTCAATCCATCCTCGTGTCATTTGCATAGACCCGAATCTTTGGTACTCTGGATCGCCAGGAAGATACTTTGCGGCCAAAAGAAACACCTTCGATCCGTTGGGCAGTTCGAAGTAGTTATCCTGACCGTGCCATGTTAGGTATGTTTGAGTTTCAAGACCCCAAGTTTTAAAAACCTCGTAAATTGAAGGTATGGTAAACCTTCTAAGGTCGTTTAGTTCTTTCCGCGCTATGAAGTAGTAAGTTTCAGGGTACATCAAAGCATCCCCAAAAATTAGCGAACACCCTAAAAAAGTCTTGCCTCCCCCCTTCCCGCCCCCGTAAACAATGTCAGTTATTGAATTGTCAAGCCACGCTCTGGCGGCCTCTTTTTGTTTTTCGTTTCCGTGAGTGTTGAATGTTACGGTCATTT